CAGGCATATTCATGATCTGCCCGCCCATGTCATTCTCAAACGTAATCTTTTCGCTTGAGATTGTTTGTTCGATTCGATCTCGATAAACTTTTAACTTAATATATTTCTTTTTACCACCACGTCCGTCTTGTGTTGCAAAAGAATCAAAACCAAGCGGCTCTTGCACACTAAAACTGTAAATTAATACAATACTTTCTAATTCATTGTTTTGATCTCTGAATGCACGGTAACTTTCTTTTGGGAAGAACAGTAATTGATATTCATCACCACTTGGACGAGCATAGAATAATCTCGAACCATCACATAGGAAGTAGTCAATCATGCTATCGAGTTTCATCTCAAGCATGTTGTGTTCGCACACTTTGCGTAGGAACTCTTTGCGATATCCGTAGTTATCTTGCTCTGCGTAGAATTCAATTCCACGACGGAGCATAAACATACGCATCTGTGCTAGATGCGAACTGACAATCATCGTATCTACAGATAAATCGCCTCTTCGCTCTTTTGCTGCAGAAAGTATTTGTTTAAACTGACTATCAGAACTTGAATCCATTTTTTTAACTTACCTTTCTATCAGTCTATCGATTAAATGTCATCAATATCATCTTTGATGTCATCAGCAATCCCTTCTAAATCTGGTTCCTTTGCAGGATCGCCTGTACCTAGTCCAGATTCCCAATTCGGTGGTTGGAATTTAAACGTATCTCCAAAGAGATTGAGACCCATCATCGTACTCTGTGCATTCATGTAAAGCGGACGTTGTGAAATACGCTTATCTAATGCAACAGTATCTACAACTTTGTTCGAACGTGCGGCATCAATCGATGCTTGTGCATAGTTTGGTGTCTTATTCTGAACCATATCATTAATAGCAGAATGACGAGCAACAAACTCGGCAGTATCTGCAGGACTGTCATAATCAGTACTACGTGCTAGTGCCATTTTTGAAGCACTAGTATCTACATAATTGTGGCCGCCATACCCTCCTCCAATGTTATGCCCTTGTTGCCAGATGTTAGTTGTTTGATTACCTCCAAAATTGTACTGCCTGTTGTCAATCGTGTTATGGTTTCCATCAATAATGTTTGTAGAGTTGTTCTCGTTTGACAATTCTTGTCTCTGATCAACGTTTGCTTCATTATTGACAGGGGAATTATCAACAACTGGATTACTAGGGTTGTAAGGATTGCCCCTATCAGGAGGTACATTTGGATTAGATGGCACAGTTGGCTTTGAAGGCTGTGAAGGCTGCGAAGGTTGTGAAGGCTGTGAAGGCTGTGAAGGCTGTGATGTTTGATCTGAAACCGGATATTTGGATTCATCAACTGGCATAGTGGTATCAACTGGTTCTTCATCTTCAGCAGGTGGCTTGTTCTTTGCTATCGATGTTTTGTATTTGTTTAGTAGTTTTTGAGCTTTTTCACCAGACGCATCTGATCCACTTGTCTCTGCATAATTAATAATCTCTTCCTTACTTACACCACGCTTACGCAGCTCTTTAATGTCTGATTTGCTAAATCTGTCATAACCTTTTTTAGACCCGGCACCGCCTCGTGTGCCATCAAAGTTCTCTATTCCACCACCGTAGATCTCTTCTTTTGTATCATCAATCTTTTTATTTAGGAATTCCTGTGCTCTTTCATTCTCAACGCTGCCTCCCTTCTTCAAGTCCTGCATCTCTTGCAAGGACGCTCCTTTACCTAAAGTGTCTTTGACACCTTGCATAGCTTCTTTATTATCTGCTCTCTCTTGCTGTTGTCCTCGGAAGTCTTGCTTGGCTTGCTTAAAAGCAGATTTGTCTCCACCAAACTTTGCTTGTTGTTTTTCACTAAGGTCTACCCAACCTTGTGAATACATGTCTGCTTTTGGCATTTTCTCTACAGATCAAAACTATCTTTATTGTAGTCTAATTGCAGACTACCTCTTCTCAAGAGTCCTCCCATAGTAAGCACCATAGAATCAACAGCGTCGTCGTGCTGTGAATGGCCAAAGTTCAGAAGCTCTTCCTCTAGCACTGTCCATTTGCGCCATTTATTCCATACTACTTTTCTGTTTTCGTATAGACCTAATACACCACGCAATCGAGCTAACTTATCTCCTTTGAATCCTTTAACTGGACTTACACTTAAGTTGTATAGCGCACGATCTTCTATCATAATCCGCTTGAAGTCACCTTCAAATGAGTTCTGATATGCAACTGCTTCAGGCCAAATCATACATGGCGACATCGTTGGGAAGAACTGACCCTCGTCATTTTCAACCAAGATGTTCCAGTCAGCGAGCATCTCACATAAAGTATCCATTTTTTGAATGTTACCCATCGTCCTTTCTCGCCGTTGATCAATCATATAGATCTTGCCATCTTTGATACCGCCTAGCGTAAAAACAGTCCAGTCGTTTTTCTCTGATAGCCCTGCACTTAAGTCAATACCTACACCAAGGCAATCATATTCCTCAGGTACTTCACCTCGTACAATCAGTTCTGGTGAAATGCCTACCTCTGTAGATTTAACTGCTGTATTTAAATACTGATAAGCAAACGCAACACGATCTTCCATCTTGCGTTCGTTCAAATATTTCATAGACCAGAACTCTGGCCAATACGAACGCTGTCTACCGTCTTTATCTGTTATGACTGCTTTTTGAATAATCTGCTTCCAATTGTTTTTTGGTACAAACAAGGTGGCGTGGATATCGTCAAAATGGAATCGTGTGCCAAGACATATGGCACGAGCACCCTGGAACATCGTCGGCGCGATAACGTTACTCCAAGTTTGTTCCATCTCACGACGTATATCCGGGTTGTTGATGGACGCAGCGGATTTAATAGGGTCATCGATAAGAACAAGTTGACTCCGCTTCGATGTGATGGCACCTTTGAGACCTCCACACGCAATGGTGAAAGCCTCTTCACCCGCCGTATCAATTCCTGCAAAGTCATAGTCAATACTCCAATATTCATCACTTCGTTTAATCTTTGATAGCCTTACCATCGGAAAGACTTCACGGTATTTGTTACTTGTAAGAATACCTTTGATTGTCGCTGATTTAGCACGACTAATATCAACCATATAAGCGATATACAGAATACGCAGCATCTTCTTGGCTGCTGTATGTCTACCAATCATCCAGGCAGCAAACAAACCTAGAACTGTACTTTTTGCTGATCCACGTGGTGCCAGGATTGCAGTATTAGGACCCCCAATACCCATCAAACACTCGCTGTCTTCGCCAGTACAAAGCTCGTTATGCCACTCCAGCATATGTTTTGCTGGAGCTTTACCCATAAATGTGCAGAATGCGTGGAAATCGTCGCGTGCTTGGAGAACTTCTTCTGACGGCGGCTTTACAGTTACCTTTGTCGCTGTCATTAAAGCAGCTCGTCTAAATGCTAGAGCTGAGCTTGCAATTGCCATATACTTAATGCTTTATATGAATTCTACCCAGCTACCACGGCCTTCTGCGATTCTTTGAGCTAATCTCTCTTCTGCACGAGACTTCGCCCGCATGATTACATTTAATCTATGTAAATCATCGTAAGACAAACCAACTGCTGCTGCATAAGCTGCAGCTTCAGCAGCACGATCTGCCATGTAGAATTTTTCTACTGATAAACCTGGAATTGACGGAAGCCTCTGCTCTAATGTCCCTTGCAATCGAATACGTCCAACACTTACATCAGTCGGATCTGTTAACTCAATTTCCGGTAGTAAAAGTTCAATATCATCCATGGCTCAACTCGCTATAGACTTTAGCCCATACTGCATTAATTGCATTTTCAATAGGCTCTGATAACTGTGGATCATCTTTAAAGATTGCAGTCATCTCACGCATCACACGGTCAGCACCTGCAAGGATTAATCCACGCTTATCAGTAGTTCGATTCATTCGATCGGATGTCTCAATATGCGATCTAAGCTCTTTCTCCAAAGCAGCCAATCGAGCAGCCCCGTTGTCACCTTTAATCTCTCCTGAGGTAATTGCCATTCTAAGCTCTTGTATATCGGAGTGCAAAGCAGCAATTTCGCTATTAAGTATTTCACGGCGATTGAGTTTCTTGTACTTCATTTTCACCCAACGAGATAAATCGTTGAATGTACCTTCGTACCCTACAATTCCAGCATATACCCAAATTTCAATAATGCTTGGAGTTACCTCGGCAAATTCTTTGAAGTCCTCACTTTCAGAGGCAGGAATAGTATCTAGCCACTGATCAACTATGTTTAAATAGACCTTACCTGTTTTAGTTTCAGTTTTCATCAGAAGCTCCTAGCACCACCTTTAGCATACTTATATTGATTTGCACGATCTCGTGCAGTATTTACTTGAGCATTATCTTGTGTCTTACGCTCTTGATCTCCAGTAGCACTAATTTTCTTGATATCTACATCACCTTGTGCCCCAATGTTTAAGCGATCTTGCTCACCTTTTGTCACCATCGATTTACGATCTTGGTTGCCAGATGCATCAATCTTGCGTACATCTTGATCTCCTTGAGCACTGATATTGAGGCGGTCTTGTTTTCCTTTAGCGCCCATATTCAACCTGTCTTGCTCACCTTGAGCGCCAATTGTTAATCGATCTTGCTGACCTGATGCCCCAATCTTGCTAATATCTGCGACACTTTGTGCTGCAATATTTTTACGCTCTTGAGCACCTGTAGCACTAATCTTAGATAAATCTACTCCACCTTGAGCTGAAATCTGTTTTAATGCTTCCTGACCTTGCGCCCCAATTTTACTAATATCTACGGTACCTTGAGCGGCAATATTCTTACGATCCTGTTTACCTTGAATTCCTAATTTGTCTTTATCAATATTTCCTTGCGCTTCTATATTTTTACGATCCTCCACTCCTTGTGCCCCTAACTTTGCTAAATCAACATTACCTTGAGTAACAATACCCTGACGACTTTGATCTCCAGACGTCACTAAATTAAGGCGCTCTTGTTCACCAGCAGTGATTGTATTGAGTTGCTGCTGATGACCTTCTGCAGAAATGTTCTTGCGCTGCTGCTCGCCAGTAGCACCAAGCATCCCTAAATCACGGTTGTGCTGATTATTAGCAAATGCATCTTGATACCTGAATTGAGTATCCATAGTCTGCTGACCATACTCAAATTCTTGCTGCATGTTTGCAGCCTGATTGCGCTGCTCCAAATCAGCCTGATGCGTCATATTTTGCTGCGACAGGCTTGCATTAAATGCACCTAACTGCAGTGCAAGCATGGCATCAAAGCCAGACTGAATCATATTTGCCTGAAAACTATTTTTCAGCATTCTCCCTTCATCGTCATCCCCATCTGGTTTATAGTTATAGAAATCATTCATCAGTCCGCCAAAATTGAACAGACCCATGTCTACACCACCTTGTGTCTGATTATTGTTCTGCGCCATCTGGTTGTTGGACAATACTACCTTTATTCTACAAAGTTAGAATGGAGAAAACTGTTGGCTAGATATGGCTATTCGTCCAAGTGCAACTGGTAACTACGCAAGAGCAGGTAAAGCAGTTGCTGATGATGCAGCATATTCTTTTGACGCAGCACGTACATACTCTCCCAAAGCTGATGAGATGGTACGTAAAGCAGCAAAGCTTCGTGCTGAAGAAAATCTCGCTGCTATGAAAATAGAGAAGAATTTACGTAGTAAAGGTATTGCTGAATATACTAAAACTAAAAACCTTAAGACCGATATTGATGCTAAAGAAAACTATAAAGCAGCTTCTCGTAAAGCAGGTCTTCTGGCTACTGCAGGTGGTTTCCTAGGCAAAGGCATTGGTGGATTAGGCGGTAGTGATCGTAAGCGACGAGAAGTGGGTGCTAACGATGACTACTACAGCAAGCGTATTGATAGTCTCCGGTCAGATGCAGACACTATCCGTAATACACCTCTACCTAGTTTTAGCTCCCCTGCTTCCACTTCTACTTCTTCTCCTGCTCCTTCTTCTTCATCTAATGCGGGCACTGCTACAACAGGTGGAGGAGACTTGTCTATGCAATATATGAAGAAGCTTACATCTAGTGGCATGTCTGATGTGCAAGCAGCGGCAACTGTAGGTCATCTACTTGTAGAGACAGGCGGTTTCAAACATATGGAAGAATTAGCACCTAACGTTCATGGAACTAAAGGTTATGGGCACTTGCAATGGACTGATCCTTCGCCTGGTCGTGGGCGTAGAACTGATTTCATGAATTACACTCAATCTCGTAATCTTGACCCACAGAGCTTTGAAGCTAACTCTGATTTCCTTGTACATGAAATGACTACTAACTTCAATCAGTCTTGGACTGGCGGTGGTAGCTTTGAAGGGTTACAGCAGCAAGGTACTCTTGAAGGAGCCTCTGCTTATTTACAGAACAACTTCATACGTCCTGGTGTCCCTCATACCGATCGTCGATTAGCCGAAGGTAGATCTGTTCTTGAAGCTTGGCGTAATCAGCAAAGTTAAGCAGCAAATGCAGCACCTAGAGCAGCAAGTCCTTGCACAAGGGTATTGATAGAAGCTTGACGATCTTTACGATCCATACGTTCTAAATTCTCGTTATAGCGCAGATCTTCCTTGCGATCTTGCATACGACGATACTCTAATTCATCTGCACGAGCGTCTCTAGCATCAGCACGTTCGTTACGCAGCATCTCTAGCTGTGTGGCATTTTGCAGCCTGCTTAACTCTAACTGTGCATTTGTTGCATCTCTGCCGGCAGCGATTTGAGCCATGCCAACTTTGTTCTGCTCTCCAAGTGTGCGAATAGCAAAGTCTTGATCACTTTTCTTTGATTCTGCAGCTAATCCCCGCGCACCTGCAGCTGCTCGCCCTTGGGCTTGTTGCAGCGTTTCTCCCCATAATGCGCCACTTTTACCTGATGTTGCTAAAGCACTGCCTACTTGGCGATTGACATCTCTTTGTTGAATTCTGTTATATGCATTTTCAGCATCTTCTTCTGTAGCACCTCGCAGGCGGTCCCACCAATCTAATTCGATTTCACCACCATTTTCGTATGCTTCTCGTGCTGCAGCTTTATTAGCCCCACTACGAATCCAAGTAAAGTCCATTATGCTATAGCAATCGTA